ACCAATGTTCGCCCCCGCCGATGGCGGTGATGGCGGCGCACCTGCACCGGCTGCACCAACCCCCCCACCCGCAGCCGCGGCGCCAGCAGCAGATGGGGCAACTCCTCCCGCTCCAGCTGCTGCTGCACCTTCCACCGCGCTGGGCGCAAAACCGGATGATGCTGCACCTGCTGATGGCGAGCCCAAGTTGGATGCGGATGGCAAGCCAATCGAGGCTGAGCCCGCCAAAACTGCAGAAGATGCGGCGGCTGAAGCTGCGCCCGAAGAATTCAAGATCTCAGCACCTGAGGGACTGGAAGCCTTTCAAGGCGAATTTGACACCTTTACGACTGAGGCTGTCGCGTGGATGGATGCGAACAAGGAAGCCACACCGGCTGATGCTCTCAAGTGGGCAGCTGAGCGGCAGGCAAACCTTGTGAACACAAATGCACTCGACGCCAATGCAGCGTTCAATCGTCAAGTTGAAACTTGGGAAGGTGAAGCGAAAGCGGATCCCGTGATCGGCGGCGATGCATACGATGCAAATGTGGCCACTGCCATGATTGCAATCAAAGAGTATGGGTCGCCAGAATTGACCGAGATCCTTGACCAATCCGGGCTGGGCTCACACCCTGCCATGATTGCATTCGCGCTCAAAGCGGCGGGCCCATTAAGCGATGGTCCTGTCATCAAACCCACTGGGGCATCAGGCAAGCAAACATTTGCTGAAGCGATGTATCCCAAAAAATAAGGTCGAATAAATGCCAGAGCTAGGTATCACAAACCCATCCCTCGTTGATGTGCTGACACGCACCGGCGCGGATGGTCGTATTTCGCAGATCATCGAGGTCGCGGAAAACTCCAACCCCATCCTTCAAGATGCTGTGTTTACGCAGTGTAATGATGGCACAACCCACCAACAGACAATCCGCACGGGTATTCCAAAGCCTGTTGAGCGTCAGTTCAATGAGTATGTGCCGTCCATGAAGTCTGAAACGGCCGTCATCCGTGACGTTCCCGTGCAGTTTGAAGCCTTCCCATTCGTGGATAAGGCACTAGCCGACATTCGTGGCAACGCAGCTGCGTGGCGTGCTTCTGAGCAAGTCGCTGTATCCATGGGCTTTGCTGAAGCGATCTCTGAAAATGTGATTTACGGCAGCAAGAACGCCGGTTCCACATTCGTTGGTGTTGAGCAGCGCTTTAGTGATCCTTCCGTTCCATCAGGTCGCAACCTGATTGATGGTGGCGGTGTCGGCACTGACAACACATCGATCTATGCGATCACTTGGGGTCCGCGTGGCGCTCAGATGATCTTCCCAGAAGGTTCTGCGGCTGGCTACCAGCACAATGACCTCGGCGAACAGCGCCGCCAGGACGGTGACAAGTCCATGATGGTCTATGAAGATCACAACAAATGGGACACTGCCCTGACTATCGGTGACTGGCGTTCTTGTGGCCGTCTCTGCTACATTGATGTTTCTGAGCTGCGCAAAGATGCATCCGCCGGTGCCGATTTGATTGATCTCCTGATTGATCTTGAGGAATCGCTGGATACTTCTGCGGCTGTTGGCATCGACATGACTTCGGGCGAGCTGGTCAAAGGCAAAACCGTCTTCTATGGCGGCCGCACGATTGCCAAATTCCTGCGTAAGCAGGCGGTGAACAAGGCCAATAACACTATCCGCTATGAGGAAGTGATGGGCCGTCGTGTCATTATGTGGGGCGATCACGAATTCAAACGCCTCGACTGCATCTCTGATGCTGAAGCTGCCGTAACCGGCTTCTAAAGCTGAACAGCCGGTCCCAATAATGGGGCCGGTTTCACTCATTAGACTTGGAAGGTCTCCAAAATGAGCTTTGATAAGCAAGCCCTGTTCTCTGAAGCGCAGGCAATTACCGTCACAGCGGTATCCACCAACTTCCTGAACCTTGGCGTTCCAAAGACACCACCCGGTTCTCCAGCCCCCCTGAAGCGCGACATCGGCGGCGGCAATAACGTGCCTCTGACGATCAACGTGGATGCGGACTTTGCGGGCCTGACATCCCTGACAGCCACAATTGAGGTTGCCGTTGATGATGCGTTCACCGCGCCCAAGGTTGCGGGTTCAACGGGTCCGATCCCGCTGGCTTCACTTGTTCGCAATGCGAAGCTGCCCCTCAACATGGTGCCTTTTGGTGCTGACATGCAGTACATGCGGCTGAACTACACTGTCGTCGGCACTGCTACCGCTGGCACAGTGACAGCTGGCATCTCCTTGGGGGTAAACACCAATGTCGGCCAGTAAAGCAAAGGCCCCGGCCAAAGCCGAAGAGGTCGTTGATAAGTTGGTGATGGTTCAGGCTACCCGGCCCGGCCAGCGTCCATCAGATCGGAAGTGGGTCAATGAAGAAACCCCGCCGTTTGAGGTTCTAACCAGCCAATTGTCCGCACGTTGGATGAAGGTTCTCACGCCTGCTGAATTGAAGGGCCTCAAGTCCTCTGATCCGGTTGACGCTGCTGATCCCAAGGTTGTCGAAAAGCTGACTGATCAGTTGGCCGAAATGACGACTGAGCGTGATGCGATGAATGAGGCGGGCCGCGCAATGGCTGCTGCGCATGTCTTGGACCTTGAGGCTGCATCTGCTGAGCTGGAAGCGTCTCAAGCTGAGGTCGCGGCACTCCAAGCGCAGGTTGAGGCTGGGTCCGAACCGGCAGGGGGTGGAGATCCACCACCGTCTATCGCGGACGGCAAAACAGCCTAATTAGGTCAAGCAAAACAGGCCGCCCTTCGGGGCGGTCTTTCTCAATGGAGTGACCCAATGTCCAAAGTTCAAATCTGCAACCGTGGCCTTTCAACGTATCTGGGGCAGGCCACAATCACTTCATTCGATGACAGTTCTCCCGCTGCTGAACAGTGCACGCTGCACTATGACGACACGGTTGAGACGATCTTTGAGGCGCACTGGTGGCACTTCGCGACCGGCCGTCAAGTGTTGGCTGAGCTTGTAAATGATCGCCCGTGCGAATGGCTGTTCAAGTATGCCCGACCGGCTGAAGCTGCTATCATCCGCTGGGTCAACAAGCCGACATCTGCGCGCGTGTTGATTGAAATGGGCGAAGACCCGGCCGCGCCAATTGAGCTGGTTGCTGATGTGATTTACAGCAACGTGCAATTTGCATCGTGCGAATACACCAAGATCATTACCGACACATCGAAATACCCACGTCACTTTGCCAATGCGATCTCGGCCCAAATGGCGGCCGTCATGGCCATGCCTTTGACTGAAGACCTGAAGCGGGCCCGCAATGCGGCTGATCAGGCTGACATGCTGCTGGACAAGGCCATGGTCATTGATGAGCAACAGACGCCGCCCATCAAATTCCAGACGACGCCTGCCTATCTGAAAGCGCGAGGGATTTCCTGATGCCAACAGCACGTTTCCAGCCATCGTTCGCCGCAGGTGTTCTTGCGCCCGGCCTGCACGGTCGCATTGATATTGCGAAATATGACGTTGGCCTGAAGGTTGGCGTCAATGTTTTCATTCATGCTCATGGCGGCGTGTCCAACCGGGCCGGGTTTGAGTTCATTGCTGAGGTGATGGATAGCACCAAGAAGCATCGATTGATCCCGTTTCTCCGCGATGATAACGAAAACTACGTCATGCTGATGGGCGACAACGCCATGCGGATAATCCAGAACGGGGCTGTTCTTCAGGACGGCGGGTCGGATTACACGCCAGCAACGCCATACGCATCAACCGACATTGATGATCTGGATTATGTGCAATCGATCGATGTCATGTTCTTTGCCCATCAAGGTTATGCGCCGCAAGAAATGTCACGCACGGCACTAATCAGCTGGACCTTTGCAGATTTGGTGATTGACCCAACAATTGCGCAGCCGACCGGCCTTGCCGTTGTTCCTAGCGGTGCCGGGTCAGAGACTTACACATACAAGGTCAGTCCGGTTGTTGATGGTGTTGAAGGCTTCTCATCAGGCGCTGCATCTTATGCTCTTTCTGAGCTGCTATCATTGGATGGTGCCAAGAATTTACTGAGCTGGACCGGCACTGCAGACAGCTACAACGTATATCGCGAGCGGGGCGGACTCTTCGGATATGTTGGCTTTTCGGACACGACAGACTTCAAGGACGATAACATCAGCCCGGATCTGACAGTCACTCCTATCGAGGCTTCTGATCTTTTCGGGGCGTTGGGTGATTGGCCCGCGGCCGTGACTTTGGCGCAGCAGCGCCTGATTTTTGGCAACACGGTCAATCAACCTGAAACCCTGTTCGCGTCCCGTTCGGGGGATTTTAGAAACTTCACAAGATCTGCCATCACACGGGCGACGGATCGCATCGAGCTGGACGTCATTGGCGAAACCGTCAACCGTATCCGGTCAATGCTGCAGCTGCGGGAGCTGCTAGTCTTCGCTTCAAATGGTGAGTTCTCGGTGTCAGGGCCTAACGGCACATTGCAGGCGACAAATCCGGCTCAAGTACAATTCGCCTATTCTGGGTCTGCCAAGGTGAAGCCGATTGTGATTGAAGACACGGCCCTTTTTGTGGACCGCACTGGTCGGTCAGTTCGGGATCTCCGCTATGCATTCGCACAGGATGGATATTCAGGCAACGATCTCAGCATCTTCGCCCCTCACTTTTTCGAGGGCCGCGCGATCACTGGCTGGGCGTTTTCAAAGAACCCCTATTCCGTGGTCTGGGTGCATCTCGACAACGGCAAGCTGCTGTCATTCACCTACAAGCGCGAGCATCAAGTCTGGGCGTGGTGTGAGCATGATGTGGGGGGGCAGGTTGAAAGTATCGCGGTCGCGCCTGAAGCCGAAGTTGACGCGGTTTACATCATCGTCAAGCGGACCATAAACGGAACGGATCGCCGTTATGTCGAACGCCTGAATGATCGCAGCATCTATGACAACGATGCAAAAGAGGCGTTCTTTCTGGATAGCGGAAAAACCTATCGGAATGATCCGGGGGTCACGGCATTGACCGGCCTCGATCATCTTGAGGGTGAAACGCTGGTGGCTCTGGCTGACGGCAACGTAATTACGGGTCTGGTTGTCACTGGCGGCGCGGTCACGCTCGCCAAGGCTGCTAAGATTGTTCACATCGGACTTCCATACGTGGCTGAGATTGAAAACCTGCCGCCCGCTGTGGATCTTCAGGACGTTGGATCGGCTCGTGGTCGACCAATCAAGGCAAATCGCGTCTTTGTGCAGCTGGAGCGCACGCGCGGAATCGAGGTTGCGGGCACGTCACGCGCCAAGTTCTCGCCGCTCATTCAAACGGGCACGGATTTGTCTGCAGATATCCCGCTATTCACCGGTATGGTTGAGATCCCCATGTTTCCAGAGTGGAACAAGGATGGCACAATCGTGATCAGGCAACCTTTCCCGCTCCCGATGTCTATTCTCGGCATCTCGCCTGAGTTGACTGTGGGGCGGACTGGATGAGTTTGGTGATCAGAGAACTGCAACAGGATGATCTGCAGCTGATGGTGGATCAGATCCGTCCCATGGACGCCTTTGAATTCGACGTAATGACGGACGGAAAGGATCACATGGAATGTTTCCAGGAATTGCTTCAGCGCTCGGCCGCAAGTCGGGTTGCTTTCATTGATGGCAAGTTGCTCTGCATCTTCGGGGTGACAGCCCGCACGGCGCTTTCTCCGAATGGCCATCCATGGTTGGCAGCAACGGATCTCGTGAACAGTCCCGCCGCCAGACGTGCCATTGTCGCCAACACTCACGACCAATTGGCTGATATGAGCAAGAGGTTTTCACGCTTGTGGAATATCGTCTATGAAGAAAACCATATCGCAATCCGCTGGCTTCGCTGGATCGGGTTCACCTTCAATGAAACGCCGATAGACATTCGCGGTCATCGGTTTCTGAAATTTGAAAAGGACGTCGCAAAATGTGCCTAGATCCCGCAAGCATCGCCGCAATCTCAACCTTTGCTGCGGCCAATGCCGGTACGATCGCAACGGTTTCGGCCGTAGCCTCAGCCGGTGTAACAGCCTATTCGCAGGTGAAGAATAACCGCGCAATCGAAGCTGGGGCCAAAGCTACGGCAAAGGCTCAAGACAAGGCCGCGCTGGACGCGATTGAATCGGGTGATCAGCAGAGTGACCTGCGTCGACGCGCCGCCGCGCAAACCGCAGCAGAGAACACAACCGGCCTCGCCGCAAACGGTGTTGACCTCGACAGCTCAGCCGCTCTGGATCTCTTGGACGATAACAAGCAAATCGTTGAAGAGGACGCATTCACCATCCGCGAAAATGCACGCAAGCAGGGTGGGCAGTTCGCTCAGCAAGCGGCCAACTCACGCGCGCAAGCCAACACGGCCGGTTCTGCTGCGTTCTTCCAGCCTATCGGAACAGCGCTAACAGCCGGCGCCAGTGTCGGTGCAAAGTATGCTGGCTGGGCACGCGACAACCAAGCCGCGCAGGGGGCGTTCTAATGGTGGTGACTATTCAGCAAGAGCGCCGCACGGCCGTTGATCAGGCTGTCGCTCCAGTCCCGGTTCGAGCATCGCAAAGCTCTGTTGGTGCGCTGGCTCCGGGCCTGAACGCACTGGCCGCTGAGGCTCAGCAATTCCAAGATGAGACCGATACCGCCGACGCGAAGTCAGCAGACACCGATTATGCCAACTCCATTCGGCAGGCTCTCTATGAGGATGAAACCGGGTTCATGTATTCGCAGGGCGGCGATGCAATAAATCGGCGTCAGTCAATCAGTGAGCGGCTAGACGAGGAACAGAAGCGCATCCTTGGCGAGCTTTCACCTGCTGCACAAGCACGGGCGCGCGACACGATGAACGCACGCCATCAACGCGCGCTGCAATCAATCGATCAGCACACGTCAGGCCAGCGGCTTGAATATCTTGATAGCGCGTCCTCGGCCCGCGTTCAGACCACAATCCAAGATGCCATCTACGATCCGAGCTTGGTGGCTCAATCCATGCGTACAACTTCGCAAGAAATTGCGGACATGGGTGCCAGGAATGGTTGGTCTACAGAAGAAATTGCTGCCCGCACACGAACTGCTCAAACCGGCATTCATTCTGGCATCATTGACCGGATTGCTAATGTCGATCCTGTGGAAGCGATGCGGTATTTGCGTGACAACAAGGACATGATGTCAGGCGATGAGGTTGCCAAGATTGAGGGGGCTTTGATGCCCCGCGCATATGAGCATCGCGGACGCCAACAGGGTCGAGCCGCTGCTAATGGGATTACGCCCGAGCTCTACCAAATCGCCTCTGACAATCTTGGAATGAATGAGACTGATCAGCGTGAGGCGTTGTCGCAGTTTCTTGCGGATGGCGGCACAAACCTTGATCCGTCAAAGACTGCATGGTGCGCAGCCTACGTCAATTCGGTACTCTCTCAGGCTGGCTCTGCCGGTACTGGCGCCCTCAATGCCCGTTCTTTCTTGGACTGGGGTAATGATGTGAGCGATGCGCCTAAGCAGGGCGATGTCGTTGTTCTGTCCCGCGGTGATCCGAATGGCTGGGAAGGTCACGTTGGGTTCTTTGATGGATACAACGAAGACGGGTCGGTGCGCATTCTCGGTGGAAACCAAGGCGGCGCGGCAAATGGTGGTGGTGGTGTATCAATTGCCAGCTATCCAGCCAACAAGGTTCTGGGTTTCCGTCGCGCGGATGCTCAGCAGGGTGGCGGGATGGAGCAATTGCTGGAAATCGAAAACCCAAATGAGAGGGCCGCGGCGATTAGCGAATATAATTTGCGGTCGGCACATGCTGAGGGTCAGAGAAAACAACAGTTATCGGCAGCTCAAGACGCGGCATTCCAGCATATTGATGGTGGCGGCAGCGTTGACGATATTCCGAAAGAGCAACGTGCGGCGTTGGGTCAGGAGGCGATGACATCTCTAAGGTCTTACGGTCGTTCAGTTGCGTCTGGCGTGCCTGTTGAAACTGATATGGGGTCATATTACGCTCTGCGCCGATTGCAGGCAAATAATCCTGAGACGTTCAGATCAATGAATTTGGCATCTTATTCTGACAAGCTATCCCGTGCGGACATGAAGTCGTTTATGGATATGCAGCAGCAACCTGCGGGTTCTGTCACCTCGGTTGCGGCGTCTACCCTGATGACCACGGCAAACCGACACATGACGGCGGCTGGGATCGATACAAACGGCGAAGAGGGTAGTGACGACGCAATGACTGTCGCGTCCATGCAAACGCGCCTTCTGCAATGGCAGGATGGTTTCATCATGGAAAACAACCGCAAGCCAACAGCCCTTGAGATTGATCAGCAGATTGGCCGCGAGCTAACACCTGTTCTGATCGATGCGCCCGGATGGACTGGGGATAGTGACAGGCAAGAAGCACTGTTGATTGACCTTCAGGCGATGGAGCTTTCCGCGTCTCAACTGGCCGAAACTGATCTATCCGTTGGGGGTGTTCAGATACCGTCAGCCGTGATCAATGAGCAAATTGAAGCGCTCAGTGCGGCGGGTGAAGATGTGAACGCATACACCCTGACGCAAGCGCTTATCTCTCTGATGGAAGGCAATCAACGATGACCGCAACAGATGATTTCATCAAAAGTCTCCAAGGTCGTTTGGCGTCGGCAACATCTGCACAGCTATCGCACGATGATCGGAACCCCGACGACGTGGCGTCATCAATCAATGTTGGTCGTGAGCTGGGCGTTCCCGCAGTGTCGGTGGCTGCTGATCCTGAGCCGTTCAATCGCGAGTTAGGCCAGCGACGGAATGCACAGATTTTGCAGTCTGCCCCAGCTACGGCGCAATGGCTTGGCAATATCGGCAACGCTGGCTTGGGCAAGGATGACGTTGAAACCCTGTCAGTTCTTGAAGGTCTCGGCACGGCATGGGATCGCGGCGTAACCAGCCGCATTAAGACACTTCCGTCTGCGATGACGCTTGAGAGAGAAAGCCAAAGATCAGTTGATTATGGCCGCACCTATGAGGACTTTCTATCTGAAGAATACACGCAATACGCAAATGAGACCGGACGGGCCGTTCGCCGCGAGCTGGCAGATCCCGCTGCTGGCTTTGCTGGCGGCTTCATTGATACGACCCCAAGAAACACACCGGCGACTGAGGCGGATATTGCTGCCCTGACCCCATCGCAGCGCATGTCTGCCAGATACCGTGCCCTGACACGCTCAAGCGCCGTGGCGGGGATGTCACCGGATGATTTGTCTATCGCATTCACACGCGGATCAGCGGCCCTTGAAAATATCAGCAATCTACGCACGGAAGCTGAAGCGATTTTGAAGTCGGGGCGAAACAACAATGTTGCCGCCCGATTGGCCGCGATGCCGACTGAGGGCCGCACGAATTGGGAGCAAGCCCAGGATACGGTTGACGCAATCTTCGACAATCCTGCCGACGGTGCCGCGTTCCTTTTGGAAACATCGGTGGAAAGCCTGCCAATCATGGCGGCTGCCTTGGGCACAACCGTTGTTACGCGCTCGCCAAAGTCGGGGATCGCTGTCATGGGCGGCGGCACATACCTGACTGAAAGTAGCGTTTCGGCAATGGACTTCTTGGATGAGCGCGGGATTGAGATTTCGGACCCAGAGCAGGCGCTTGCATTGCTGCAAGACAGCACGTTGATGGCTGACGCTCACGAATTTGGACACACGCGCGGCCTTGTCATTGGTCTGTTTGCCATTGCGTCAGGCGGCATGGCTACGCAAACACTGTCAAAGAATACTGCGGTTAACCTATTGGCGCACACGGTCGGGCAAGCTGGTCTCGGCGGCGGTGGTGAAGCTGTCGCGCAGGTTGGATCAACAGGCGATATTGCGAGCCCGCGGGATATTGTGATTGAAGGTCTTGCGGAATTGCCCGGCGCGGCACCTGAAGCCGTTATATTCGGCGGCCAAAGCCTGATGCGTGACCGGTCGGCAGCGGATAACTCTGGCGGCACTGCGGCTGACCTTGTTGATATCGATGCGCTTGCTGATCAGTCAAACCTGCGTGGGCGATCACCTGAAGCGTGGCGCGATTTCCTGCGGTCTGTGGGTCTGAATGATGCTGATATCAACGTGCCTGCTGAGGGCGTGCAGCAGTATTTTCAGGATCAGGGCCTTGAGTTTGATCAAGAAGCAATGGACGCATGGGGTATTGATGCTGATGCTTTTGGCGATGCGCTTCTGAGCGGTGGTGACATCACGGTTTCTGTGGAAGATTACGCAGCCAATATCACGGGCACGCCCGACGCGGATTGGATCAGGCAGAACGGATCACGGTCAACAAACGAAATGTCGATTTCCGACGCGGAGGCGTTCAACGCTCAAGAAGCTGACCGGCGCGATGCCATGCTGGCTGAGGCTGAACTCATGCGGGCTGAAGACGACGCGGCCCGCGCAGATGATGTGCAGATTTATGACGACATATTCTCCCAGCTGCGCGCAGCCGGTCGCGGGCCTGATGAGGCTGGCAACACGGCCATGCTCTACGCCGCGATTTTTCGGACATCTGCGGCCCGGATGGACACAACAGCCCTTGCGCTGGCGGAATCTATGGGCGTTCGCATTCAAGGTACTGTCGATCCCGAGCAACAGCGTCGTCGGGGTGAATTGGATATCCGCCTGAACACTCTGCGTTCTCAGGGTGAGCGGGCGCTGGCCCCGTCCGGTCGGTCAATCCTTGATTTCATTCGTGATCAGGGTGGGGTGCGCGACACTGGCGGCGACGTGGCATCAATGGATGTGCCTTCTGGTGTTATCTCGGAAACCCGCGAACAGGTTCAAGAGCGTGCATCTCAGCCATCCTTGGGGGGCGGTGTTGACTTCAATGGACGTGGCCGGGGATTGGATGATCTTGGTCGTGCAGCCATTGAGGCAGGCTATTTCCCGGACTTGCAGGGTGGTGCTGACATCGGACCAGACGGCACGGTTACTGATGAGGCTGCCCTGATCCTTGATGCTATCCAGCGCGAGGTAAGTGGTGCCCCCACGTTCATTCAGGGCGAGGGTCCAAACGCTGATCTGGTCGAGCTGATGTCTGTTTTGAGCGAGGCCGGTATTGATCTGGCGCAATCGAATGATGACATCGCTGCGGCATTGGAAGCCACGACAAACGAAGGCGGTCAAGAATACAACCAAGACGGCGATCTGATCACTGATAGTGATGCTTTCCGCGAGTGGTTTGGCGATAGCAAGGTTGTGGATGCCGGCGGTGAACCCATGGTCATGTATCACGGCACTGGTGCGCGCATTGAAGCATTCGACACGGGCCGGTCCGGGCAGAACCTCGGCGATGCGGCTGGGATTTTCCTGACCAGTGATAAGGCTTTGGCCGGACAATACGCCAAGGTAGCGGGCATGTCCGGCGCGCGTGATCCAAACACGATCACAGCCTACGTTTCTGCACAGAACCCATTGCGGGTGGATGCGGGCGATGCGGCGCCTGATCAGTTCTGGATCGACAACAAGGATCGGCTTACAGGCGAGATGGCTGCGGGATCGCATGATGGCGCGATGGTCACGGGTGCGAATGGCGAGATTATGGCCGTGGTAGCGGAATCGTCTCAGGTCAAATCTGTTGAGAACACTGGCGGATTCGACGCTAACGATGCCAACATCTTCAATCAAGGTGCGTTAGGGTCCATTCAATTCCCTGTCGGCGGCGTTCTCAACGGAACATCGATCATCAACCTTTTCGAGGGTGCCAAGATGTCGACGGCCCTTCACGAGTTTGGGCACTTCTTCCTTGAGGCTTTCAAAGTCATGGCCGCGTCGGACGCCGCGCCGGATCAGATGCGCGATGATATGGCGGCAATCAATGACTTCTTGGGCGTTCAAGAGGGTGAAGCCACAACGCGCGATCAGCACGAAACATGGGCGCGCAGCTTTGAGCAATATCTGATGGAAGGTAAATCGCCGTCACTGGCGTTGATGTCATCGTTTGCCCGGTTCAAATCGTGGCTGACCCGCATCTATCGGTCGGCTGCTGGCCTGAATGTTAATATCTCGCCTGAAATTCGCGAAGTCATGGACCGCATGATCGCAACGGATCAGGAAATTGCGGATATGCGCGACCTGCAAAACATGCGTCCGCTGTTTGATGGCAAGCCTGCGGGGATGTCTCAATCTGACTTCGACGCATATCAGCGGATTGCGCGCCGTGGCGTGGAGCAAGCGGAAGCATCCCTGCTGAACCGGACAATGGATAAGATCCGGCGCGAAACTGAAAGCTGGTTCAAGGCTGAAAGGGCAGCGGTGCGGGCTGAGGTTGAGGCGTCATTCAACAAGAAACCTGTTTACCGCCTCACTGAAATGCTTGCCAATCAACGCTGGTTGGGCGGCACAGATCAAACGATTGATGACATCCGTATTGATAGCGATGTGCTGGTTGAGATGTTCGGCGCCGGGGTTCTTCAGGAAATCAACCGTTCTGCGGTGGGTGGCAAGCGCGCGATCTATGCAAAGGGCGGTGAGCATCCGCAATCCATCGCAGATATGTTCGGCTTTTCCTCGATCGATGACATGATTGAAGCCCTGCAAAACGCGGGCAAGCGCAAAGACGCTATCGATGCTGAAGCTGACCGGATCATGCTAGAGCGTCACGGCGATCCCCTGACCGATGGAAGCATAGAGGAAGCGGCGGCTGAGGCTATCCACTCAACACAGCAGGCGGCGTCTGTAGCGGCTGAAATTCGCACCTTGGCGGATATGATGGGTCGTGACAGTCGGGGCATCAAGGCGAAGGTCTACAAAGCGCGCGCAGCTGAGATGATCAGTGAGATGACCGTGCGTCGTGCGTCAAAGCCAAATCAGTTCTTGATGGCTGAACGCAAGGCAGCACGGGTTGCCCAGGACGAATTTGCCAAGGTAACGCGCGGAGGCGCTGGTTCTGAGGCTGCACTTGGAAAGGCGATGGCCGCCAAGGAACAGCAATTGCTGAACCAATACCTGTATCGCGAGGCTGTGGACTTCTCAAAGCGCCTGCAATCCGGTCGCGAGCGCGTTCTGAGGTACAACAAAGACAGTATCCGCAAGAAGGTCGGTGCGGATCACGTCGCGCAGATTGACCAGATTTTGGCGGCCTATGACTTCAAGGTGCGGTCAGAGCGTCAAATTGACAACTCAGAGAGCCTGAGTGCCTACGTTCAGCGCATGATTGATGACGGCCGCGAGGGTGAATTGGACATTGACCCGGATATCATGAGCGCTGCGCAGCGCAAAAACTACACGCGCCTGTCTGTCGCCCAGCTTGATGATCTGATGGACACGATTGCGAACATTGACCATATCGGACGCCGGACAACCGGACTTGTGGACCGCCAGAATAAGCGAGATTTCCTGGAAACGTCATCGCGTGTGGCTGGGTTGGTTCGTGATGCCTTTGGATCGGGTAAATCTGACAAGCAAGCGGGCTGGGCAAAGCAGTTTTTCAACCGTGTGCTGTTCGTGGACACAATCGCGGCGGCAATCGACAAAGCGGAATTTGGTTTTTTCTATGAGAGCATCAAGCGCCCCCTGGATGAGGGTGCATCTGTCGAGCAAGCAATGAATGTCGAAACGGCTGAAGATGTCGCAAAGATATTCGAAGTTTATTCGCAAGCAGAAATCACGGCGATGAACGTCAAAAAGAAGATCGACGGTGCCAACGGTTACGAATGGACCAAGCAACAGATTTTGGCACTGGCTTTGAACACAGGGAACAAGGGCAACCTGCAACGGGTTCTTGATCCAAAGGTTGATCCAAGCGTGCGCCTGACTGACCAGCAAATGAAGGCGCTGCTCAACACTCTCGATCAACGGGATTGGGACGCTGTGCAATCGATCTGGGACAAGGTGCAATCCTTCCAGCCTGAGTTGTCTGCGGTCTCTCTGCGGCGCAAGGGCGTCAAGATGAAAACTGTCGATGCGCAGCCGGTCCAGACCAAATTTGGCACATACCGGGGTGGCTATTATCCAATCGGTTATGACGCCGCGATCCCGAATGGCGCGGTCACTCAGAGGGGTAGTGGGTTCGATGCGGCACGTGAGGGCAACAGTCGGCAAATCCGTGTCGGCGACGGCATGACCCGTGAGCGGCAGGCGGGCGGTGGCGGTCGGGCCTTGAGCTATGACCTGTCGGTTGCCTTGGTTCACATGCGCGACACAACGTACCTCATCGCCATGTCTGAGGCTGTCGATAACGCTGCCCGAATTATGCAGCAGGCCGACGTTAGAAATGCATTCCTTGATGGCGGTCAGTCGGACGCGCATTCGGTTCTGAAATCCTTCCTGATGGATATCGCGTCGGGGCCAATGTATAATTCAGACCCGGTTAGCGCTGTTTCCCGCGCTGTCAAAAACAACTTCACAATCTCTCGGCTGGCTTTCAACCTGAAAACTGTTGCGTTGCAGGTCACTGGCGCGGCCCAATCTGCGGCGGTTGTCGGCAAGATGAACATGCTGACCGGCTATTCCAGCTATCTACGCAATCCCGCATCTGCGAAGGCTATGATAATGGAAAAGTCAGCGTTTATGCGTGAGCGCGAAACAACAATGCAGAAGGATATTTACGATCAATCGAATGATCTGCGGTTGTCTACGCCCCTTTCATCGCGGTATCGCAAGGCGAAAAACGCAATTTCCGCAGCAGGTTTCCTGCCTATGGTCAAGGTGCAGTTCTATTCTGTGGACGCACCGACATGGATTGCGGCCTATGATTTGCACTTATCGCAAGGTGATAGTGACGCTGATGCTGTCCTGAAGGCCGACCGGATAGTCGCCCGTGCCCAAGGCAGCGGATTGATGACAGATCGGTCAGGCGTTGAGCGCGGCACCTTGTCAGCAACAAGTCGGCAGCAGGACTTCGTGCGCCTTTGGACAACTCTCGGCGGGTACATGGTCACAAAGATGAACCGGGGCTATCTGACGCTCAAAAATACAGGCCGTGACATATCCGAAGCCGATAGCAATGTGGCGCGTGTGCGGGCTGCTGCAAGTGGGGCAACTGATATGATGCTGCTCTACGTGGCCGAAGGCGTGATGATGGCAATAGCATACTCCCTGATGTCTGAAGGCCCTGAAGAAGATGAAAAGGTATTGGGCTTTGTGGCGCGCGAAACGGTTGGGTCCGTTCTCGGCGGCCTTCCTTTTGTCAAGGACGCGGCAGGTGGTTTTCGGGGGTACGACACTGGCGGCGTTGCCGGAACGGCGCTGGGGTCTGCTTCCAAGATTTGGGAGCAAACATCACAGTTTGAAAACGATCCGGCGCTGCGTCGGGCGGTTCTTGACGGCATCGGCCTAACAACAGGGATGCCAACCACGGCCACACAGAGATTATTGGAGCAGTCGCTGAACGCAATAAACGGCGATGATGTATCAATTGCCGAAGCGTTATTCGGGTCTAATCCACTCGATAGGTGATTTTTTGTTCTACGTGAAACATACTGCAATCTAAAAGGATCCCGTCTTATGACAGTCACTAACTCAACCAACCGCTCAGGGCCTTATATCGGCAACGGCGTCACAACGGTTTTCGCCCGCGAATTCCTTGTCTTTGATGCAGACCATATTCGCGTCTACCAAACCATCGCAGGCGTCACGACTGAGGTTCTTACAGGAACAACCAAGGATGGTATCTCGTCGGTTAGCGGTAACGTAACTTTCGCCGTCGCGCCCGCGATTGCAACGATCATCACCTTGATCCGTCGCGTGCCGCAGG